ATTGCGCCATGAGAATTGATTATTCAACACTAACAATAACGGAGGATGAACATATAAACGACACTGAGGCTAGTACCTCTTCAATAAATACGTTGTCAAAATTAGCTTTAAACAATTGATTTAATAAATAAATGTATTAATTAGTTGTTGAAGGTGAAAGGGTACGAACCATCTAGGCAAATAACAGAATACGAGCAAACACATATGTTTCTTTCGTTTTGTTCACTTGTTACTTTAACAAGCACGAAGAAATTAAATCTTGCTAATGTTTTTATAGCTGTTTTAAAAGATAAATCAATGAGAGATCTTTTTAGAAAATATTGCGATTTTGAAAATAATTTTGGAGCATTAAAATTTTTCTTGCAATCTGATCCAAGCTTGCATAAAAGTAAATACATTATGAAATTCCTTAACAACAATAAGAATATTTTAGAAAATGAGTAAAATCGTTAACGCAGCGGTACATTTAGATAAAAAGAAGTGTACAGATAAGGCATATTTTGATCGTGCATGGAGAACTTTTAGTCGTGAAGTTTTAAGACAAGGAGTGCTTGAGGACCTCAGATTTAAAAGATGTTATTATAAACCAAGTGTATTAAAAAAACTTAAAAAACAAATCAAGCACAAAAAGTGGAAATACTACAATTGATTACTGAATTTGAAAAACATATTTATAATACCTATCTCAAAACATTACGAACTTCACGCAAGCTACCGTTTAAACTGAGACAAGATTTTTCTGAGCTCGACGCACAACTCTACAATACATTAAAGAAACTCTCACACTTTTTTAAGAAACACGCACATATTAAAGTAGAAGATTTTTTTAAGGCACCGTTTTCATTATATAAAGACGAAACGTTTTTTTCTTTAGAGTTTTTTTACACGCTCAAAGCTATCAAAGCTTATACACTTTTAAATAAAAAACAAACAATGCAAGACCCAGACAACATAGAACAATTAGAGTTTATTAAAAAATCACTAATTTTTATATATAATTTTTGCAAAACTAACCACATATCCTTAGATCAATATATTTTTCACAAGACAAATAATGAGTATTCTTTTATGTTACATCTTCAACAGCATAATGTAAGTGTTTATGCTTTGCTAGGGTTTGACAATTTTGAAAGTTTATTAAAAAAGCAAAACTGTGAAATTGCAAAATTTGTTATTGGCGAAGATTTATATAATAATATTCCTGTCTTTAGAACAAAACTTTATAATTCAAATAAAGCATTTAATTTAGTCAAACTTGGTATAAAAAAACTTGAAATGAAAGCTTGATTATATTTTTTTTTACAGTATCATATATATTATGAATACATTTACTACATCGATGTTTGAAAGCATTAAGGGCGCTCTTACTAAGAATAACAACGTTTCTTCAAAATCTAAGGATTATCTACGCTGTGAAGTTGGTAATACATATCTTGTACGGCTATTACCAAATATTAAAGACGCTAGCAAAACCTTTTTTCATTACTATTCTTATGGTTGGAATAGTTTTACAACCGGTGAATTAGTTACTGCGATTAGCCCCACTACTTGGAATCAGCGCGATCCGATTGCAGAAGAACGTTATCGTATTTTGAGAACCGGTACGGAGCAAGAGAAAGAACGTGCTTTAGCTATTATTAGAAGAGAAAACTGGCTTGTAAATGTTTATGTTATCAACGACCCGGTTAACGCTGATAACAATGGAAAAGTAAAGGTTTTGCGCTTTGGTCGCCAGTTACATAAGATTATTATGGGTGCTATTGAAGGCGATGAAGCTGAAGATTTTGGCCCGAGAATATTCGACCTTTCCCCTAAGGGTTGTAATTTGCGTATTAAGGTTGAGAAGCAGGGTGATTACCCTACCTATGTTTCATCAAAGTTTTCCTCTCCAAAGGAAATCGAGGGTCTTGATTTGTCATCCTATGAAAAGGTATATAACAGCGCATTTGATCTCGAAACTTATGTTACTGTTAAAAGTTATGACGAGCTAAAAGAATTACTCGATAAGCATTATAATGGCACGACTCATGAACATTCCGTTGTGGAAAAGGTAGACGTAAAGGTAAGTGCCCCAGTACCTGAAGTTGAGGCAACTATAGCTAGTAAAAAGGTAGCTCCGAAGCCGGTAAGTAAGAAAGAAACTACGGAAGACGATACAATTAGCGATCTATTAAAAGACCTATAATACATGTTTGAAGATTCACTTACACCAGAGGAAATTAATGATCTAAAGCTTACAACGCTTCAATTTATGGGTCAACATCTTTCTGGTGATGTTAAGGAATTGAATAGAAATATTGTTGGACAGTGTACAACTTTAAAAAATGTTGCTCTTAACCCTACAGAAGTATTAAAGACAATACCAAGCGTTAATACATTACCAGCCGCGACAGTGGTTAATGCTGGTATAAATGTTAATCACAACGGTCCACTTCCAGTACAAAGAGCTGTACAGCTACAACCTGAGGTTTATAACGATCCAAACCAATTAGAATTTGACTTCAACAATTGCAATTATGCTAAATTAATTTTTGAGCGGCTAGACGCCATTGAATCAAAAATAGCAAAAATACTCGATAAGACTGGTAGTTAATAGTTTGTTGTTGATTTTTGGTAAAAAATATTCTATCATAAGTATTAATGAAACTCGCAATTCGCGATAAAGATATTTTTCTTAACAATCTCATTACCCCATTAAGTAAGATTGCTGACTCGGCTGTTTTGAAAGTTGAACCGAAGAAAATTACTTCACTTATCTCTACAAGTGATAATACAATTATAGTATCAGCAGAGTATGAAGATGAAAATATTAATGTACAGAAAATATTAAACATTCCAGATCTTAAAAAATTTAATCGGGTAATCTCGTGCATTGAAGAGCAAACGTTTGAACTTGATATTACAACAAATTATATTGGTTATACATCAAATACTGTAAGGTTTAAGTACCATCTCTATGATGACGGTATTATTTCAACGCCAAAAATAAATGTTGAAAAACTTAAGGCTTTAGAATTTGACGGTAAATTTATCCTTCCCTACTCTTCTGTTATTAATCTTGTAAAAGGTAGCTCTATTAGTACGGAGACAAACAAAATCTATGTATCTGTAAAAGACGGTAATGTTTTTGGTGAACTAACAGATAAAACAAGAGCTAATATTGATTCTTACGGTATACAAATTGCCACCGGCTACATAGGTACACAGTTCGCTGTACCAATACCGTTGAACTTTGAAATTTTTAGAATAATTTCTTCTATGAGATTCAAAGAATTACAATCACAAATAGTGACAAAAATCGGAGTTATTACTCTCGATCTTTATCTACAAAATACAAAATTTAAATTTATAATTTCCGCCCTTTCAAACTAATGAGCAAAAATAAATTAAGAACACCGAGTTATTTTATTAAAAGATTACGTGACAACGGCTTTGTCGTAATTAAGCTTTTCAATGTTTATTCGCGGATGGATTCTAGACTATGGACAATTATGGTTAATCCTACCGAAGCTTCTGTCCTTATTACTTGCTATTTAAACAAAGATAATTTAAATGAGGTGCTCTTTGAAATAAACGATGGCGGAAAGAATATTCAAAAGAATTTCTTTATTAAGACAGAATCGATTGAAGTAATAATCGATTTTTTAATTAAACATAAGGTCAGTAATAATACTGACTACCCGGGGCGTTGCAGATATCTTACAAAGAGACTAAATACTTATGATGAAGGATAAAGACGTTCCAAAGGACGGTAACCGTGATAAAGGGTTTGATCCGAATGCAAATAAAGACGTTAAAGAGCTAACTCATAAAGCGCTGGTGTCATTTCTTCGCGAGCAAATGAAACAGCGTGTTGAAACAAAAAAAGATTTAGACGCTTTATCAAGTATGATATTAGAATTCTTAAACAGTTTTATTCTTCTTGGCTATAATTTTGACGGTGAACCAATATCTTTGATATCTGCACATAATCAACAAGAAGCTGATTCTCTTGGAACACTTATAAATAAGTTTCTTAATTCTAGAGATGCTGGAGAATAATATTTTTTATATTAAAATATTTGCGTGATAAAAGTTTTAATACTCGGTAACGGGTTTATTGGATCAAAACTAAACCAAACACTTTGCGCAAAAAATCTCTCTTGCCAATTAATAACACAGAGCGGCTTAGACTACAAAAATAGCAGAGTACTTAGTAATTTTATAAAAGAAAACTCTTTTACACACGCTGTAAATTGCTCTGGGTTTACTGGTAGACCAAACGTTGATGCATGTGAAACTAACAAGCAAGCTTGCTGGGTATATAATGTCGAAGTCGCACATACTATTGATACGGTATGCAATAATTACAATATTAAATGCATACATGTATCAAGCGGATGTATATATACAGGCTATGAAAAAAATTTTACAGAAGAAGATGAGCCAAATTTTGGTATATACAGCGGTGTTTCAAGTTTTTATTCAAAAAGTAAACATGCATTTGAAACTATTTTAAATAAAGAAAAGTCAGCTTTACTGAGAATACGAATGCCGTATACAAATTTACGGGAAGAAAAAAATTATCTTTATAAGATTTTAAAGTATGACAATTTAATAAACTTTAAAAATAGTGTTACTTCAGTAACTGATCTGTGTAATTTTATTTTTCATTTTATACATATACATACACCGGGAATTTACAATGTTATCAACCCTCAACCTATTTCTGCACAAGAAGTAGTTGAAATCTTTAAAAAGTATAAGAAATTTAATCCAAATTGGAAATTTATTGACATGAATAATTTAAATGTTATTGCTAATAGATCAAACTGTATTCTATCTGATGCTAAAATAAAAAGCTTAGGCCTAGGATTAACAGATTCCTACTGTTCGATTGAGGAATGTATAAAGTCTTTATGATATTATCTTTTTTTAAAAAACAGCATCCTAAGCAAAAGACTGTTTATGCAATAACCGGTGGAAAATACCTCGGTGAAATGTTCGTCTTTATAGAAGAAAAAAATCAAAATACATATGGATTTCTTTCTTTACCAGAAATGCATATTCGCGATATACCTAAAGAAAAATTTGAGTTTGGATTGAAAGAAAAAATAATAGATGTTATTGACAAAATACCATCTTATGTATACAATGTTTGTGTTGCGCAATACAAAAAAAACAGTAGTATTTCAACGCCTCATCTTAAATAACTATATGGACTTTATAACACCCAAACCAATTGTATCGCCTATTAGTGGCCAAACTGTTAGACCGGTATTAAAGACGTACGTCCGTGGTAATAAAAAAATTGTTGAAGCAGAATACATTGACCCTGCTAGCGGTTCTTTTATAAGAAAAGGTATTGTCTCAGTTGAAGATGTTCCGGAAAAAAACAAAGAAAATAATTAATCTTGTTTTTTGATTTTAAAACAGTATACTAATTGTGTGCTAATACCCCACGAATATATACTGCAAAAATATTATCAGTACGCTGGTTATCCACAATTTAAAAAGACTAGTAATACATATATTGCAGGTTGCCCTGTATGCCGTGAAGGGTCGTCGTGGGGTAAAAAACGTAGATCGATTTACATTGTTAACGACAATGTAATATGTTGTCACAATTGTGGCTGGTATAGTGATGCAGTAAAATGGGTTCAGGAAGTCTCCGGGATGACATTTAATGAAATAGTTAATGAAGCTAAGAATTACGATATTTTACCGCTCGATGTCTTAAGTAGTGATGCACCAAAAAAAATATCAACAAAGCCAGCTGAGCCTTTACCGTTTGATTGTATAAACTTGTTTGATAGCGCGCAAATCGAATATTATAAAAATAATAAAATTGTATGTGATGCTTTAGATTTAGTAAAAAAACGAAAACTAGATATTGCAATTAATAGACCAGAGACTTTGTGGGCAACTTTTAGAGATAAAGTACATAAAAACCGTATTATAATACCATTCTACAATGACAAGAAGGATATTATATTTTATCAATCAAGACTCATATATGAAAAAGACGCTAAATCTTATCCAAAGTATTTGAGTAAAATTAATGGCGAAAAATCGTTGTACAACATTAATAAAATATCACCAGATTTAGAATATATATTTATCTTTGAAGGTCCTATTGATTCTTTTTTTGTAAAAAACGGTACAGCTGTGGCTGGTATACAAGAAAATAGTAACAATACTTTTTCTACATTACAAGAGCAGCAGCTAGCTATGTTTAAGCTATATAAAAAAATATGGGTGCTTGATAGTCAGTGGCAGGATAAAGCTAGTCGCATAAAAACACAAAAATTACTTGATCAAAACGAAACCGTTTTTATATGGCCAGAAAGCCTAGGGAAAAGATATAAAGATATTAACGAGCTTTGTATCGATCTAAATAAAGCAGAAATTAAACCGCAGTTTTTTATAGACAATTCTGCTAACGGGCTTAAGGCAAAACTTTTAATGACTTCTATTTGTCGTTAGCAGAGATGAGATAGCCTTTAAGTGATTCGCTAAGCGAACTTAATTCTGCTGCTAATCTAGCAATTTTTTTCTTTTCACTTCTTGCTATATCTTCAAAAATTGAATCGCAAGCAGCAGTATGTAATTGTACTTGCATTGATGTCGGTTCTGTACTGTTTAAAAACTTAATAAACTCATCAATATGAGATATCCATTCCTTTAATTTATGCACCTGCTCGTGCTTCTTATGATCAACAACTTGCTCACGACCACCCCGGACATCAAAATCTTCCGGTTTTGCTGATGTTAGTGTTTGTGCCATTGCCTCTTTATCTGTTGCAGGCGCTGTGTCTGGTGCTGTAGGTGCCTCAGCAGCTGTATCGTCGGCTTCGAGAATATTAATAAACTTATTAGCAAATGAACTCATACTAGTATTTATTAAAAACAACGTATAAAATTAAGATTTATAATAGACAAAATAATCACTATAAAAAATATTAGTATGAATAAGTATTTTTAATGAAGAAAAAGCTGTTATTTGAAGATGTAATGAATTTTAATAAGTGGGTATCCGGTATTGCCTCACGCGAATTTAACCCTCAGCATATAACGTTAAAAGACCTTTTTAACAAAACAACAGATCAGCATCCTAATGATGCAACACCAGACAAGCCTTTGCCATATCCATTACCTAATGTTATTGAACAACTTGGAAACCTTTATGTTAATGCATATAACGCAAAAGTTCTTTTTGACAATGCCTTAAATAATCCTGTCGTTCAGCAAAATAGCTCAGCAAAAGAAAGCGTACTCTATATAAAAGACGAATTAGACAAAATAACCGAATCTATAAAACGAATAATAAGCGTTACTAAAAAACCAGTTGGAAAGAAATAAGATTACTATATAATATATAAATGTTAAAAAAGCTGTTTTTACAAATAGCTAGTTTATGCGCTGTTGCTTGTTTAACTAGTGCTATACTGAGCGCATGGCATGTTAATATTATTGTTGGGTTTTTAGTGGGGCTAGCCTTTCAATACGCAGGGTACTATGTATATAAAACCGGGCTTTTGACATATGTTGCATTAAAAAATAAAAAACTTGAAAATGAGCGAATAAAAGAGTTATCATATCAGGGACTAGAAGTAGCTTGCCCTTGTTATAAAGCGGTAAAAGAATTTATACCAGTCCGGCTTAATGCAGCAAATTATTATAAATGCAGCGATTGTAAAAAAACAATAAGTGTTTTAATAACGCCTGAAACAGCTGTCGTTACCGAACCTGTCGATACGAGTTTTGAAGCAATTAATACCGTTTTAAAGCAAGGTGTACAGCATACGTATAATGAGAAAGAAGAATAAACGGATATGGAAATTCCGGAGAGTATAAAAGTGTTAACTACAGAAGCGGTTGGTGATAGTCTTAACCCGCTAATTAAGCCAATTGATTTACCGGTTGAAGATATAATTTATGCTTTTAAAAGATCGTTAACGCCGAAAGAATTAAAATATTTTGAACACGGCTTATTGCACTATAAAAATGAAAAATTAACATATACAGGGTTTATTAAAGCTCTTTTAACACTTTTAAACGATAGTATAATTAACAACGTTAAAGAAGTTAATATCGCAACAGAAAAAAAAGATATATTAATATCAAGCGCTGCAAAAAATATTAACGGGATAAACACGACAATAGAAAGTTTTTTAAATATATTACCTTTGTTTACAGACGAAAAAAAAGTGCTTGACGTAAAGCAAGCTTCCCTTATTATTATAGGATATGTTACCGCCTGCCTCAAAAAACTCTATAACACTAAAGACTGAAAAGAACAGTCATAAACTTAAATTTGAAGAATATACAAGATGGTTATGTCTTGTTGAAGCTTTAAATATTATAACAAAAAAAGCCGGTCAACTTAACGTTGATTTACATAATAAAGACGTGGATTGGATCAAACCTCTTTCTTTTCAGAAATATATTACTGAACGGTTTGATTCAATGGTTGAAGAAGTTGAAATGTATGAAAATGTAAAGTTTGCCATTACAAAAATTCCATGCGCTACATTATCGGAACCAGTTTCAGAGTAATATCTGATAACAAAAAATTGGTTAATAGAATACTCTTACCCGGGACATATTCTATTTACAGTATAGTTAAAAAAGAGGATAAAATGTTATATACTTTTATTGATAGCACTTTCAAAAAAACTACAGTAGAATTTAATACTTGTAATGATGCAGATTTATATATATCTAAAAACCGAAATGAGCAATTACAAATTTTAAGTACTACACCGCAGCCCGAGCTTAATATTGATCAGATAAATTAATTATACCCACCGTATACATCAGCGTAATCTGTTTTTGTATAGTCAAAAACTTTTTGCGACGCTATATTTATATCATTTGTATAAGGCTTATTTGCGCCTGAAACACCCGGGTGTAATGTATCATCATAAACTTGATCATTTTTTGCTTCCTGTATAACTCCAGGTTCGAAAGAATATTCGAAACGTTTAGCTTTTAGTAACCATACATAATGACCCGCTAAAGGATTAATTTGAGCAATATCTTGATCTAGTCGTTGCGTTATTTCATAGATGTTTCCGTTTCTCTGCCCAGGGCGATCACTACCGTATTCTATTAACTGAAAGAGATCGCCAGCTCTCGGCTCTGCTCCTTCACCAAACGTTGCATAAAATGAGCTTATATGTACATAAGCAGTCAATTCATCGTCTGATACAAGCCCGAACTTACTTAATAATAAAGAATTTTCATTTAAATTTATTGCTATTATTAAATCTTGAGGCGGCGAATATTGTTGTGTGGGTTGTTCACCATATAATGTATCTGCACTTAAAGTTGTTGTATTATTAACTATATAACCAACTTTTTGCCCATAAAGGCTTATTTGCTCTTTCCAATAGTTAGACAAAATAGCACGTTCATCTGCATTTTTTTGTTTATCTGTATAACGTATACATGTATTATCCTCTGATACCAGCGGATATACTTTAGGATCTGGATTACCTGTAAAATATTCTACTGACATTATTTCTCTAAAACCGCCTTTCCAATAGTTGGGTCAAAACGTAGCGTAATACCGGTATTACCTAATTTTTTTGGCTCAGTACTTGCGTATTTTAGATTAAATTCATGCTCTACTTGCTTTATATCACGGTTGTTTAAAACTATTCTACCAGTTGTTTTGCGTAGCAATGATTGTATTTTCTCGTTTTTTGCAACAGTTTTATGTGAATCTGGTACAAACTGTGATTGCGCTGCTAGCGTATGGCCTAAACTTTCATGACGTTTTCTTACTCTTGCTCCGTTTTTATTAAATTTTCGATAATGATCCTTAAAGCTATTCACATATATATTTAAGCAAAAAAAGAGGCCTTATTAAGGCCTCTTCTTATATTATTATTTTATAATAATTATTTTAGACCAGCTAGGTAAGCTCCGACCTTCGAGGTCTTTGAGTTAACTACATTAGCTTTGCCCTTTGGAGATGTTGAGGCACCACCCTTAACACCGCCACCTACTAGAGCATGGCCTTTTTCACCATCATTACCAACTTTATCAGTAACCTTGGCATCACCAGGACCACTTGAAGTCAAACTCTTTGTAACATCACCTACTTTATTGTCTTTCTTTTGTAAGCTCTGTCCGCTTGAAGCAGGAAGCTCTTTAAGTTCAGTAGCTTCTTTAGCTACTTCTTCCTTATCTTCTTCTTCTTTCTCTTCGTTTGATTCCTCAGGAGAAACTCCCATACCAGCTTCATCAGATGAACCTTCAGCTTCACCCTCGTGTTCCGATGTTTCTTCTGTTTCTGATTCTAAAACCTCATGTAGAGCATCACAAAGCTTTTGGGCCAATTCACGAGGTAAAGAAAGTGTTACTTCTTCACCAGCGCCGCCCTCTTCTTCTTTACCAGCATCAACAGAAGGAAGACCAAGTGCCTCAGCATCATTAGCTTCCTTGTCGTGTAGCTGATCTGACATTACATCCTCATATAGTTTATCAAAAATAGATTTGCTCATAAAAGTATTTATAGCTCCGGCTTCTACTTTTTCACATTTTTGTGAAAATTTCTCCGGTTCATAATGATTTTCTTTTTTTGTTTGTTTTGTAGCTTTTGTATCGATAACGGTGTTAACACCTTCAGCATTTTCTGGGCCTGTATTTTTTTGATCTACAAAAGCATCTTTTTTCGCTTCCGCTTCTGCTGGAACTTTATCGGTTACAACTTTAAATGAATCTTTTGGTGAGAAAGGTGACTTTTTTTCTTCAATAATAGATTTTGCATAAAACTCACCCATTTCTTCTAGCGTTCTGGCACCATTCATATTAAGTATTTATGTTATATATGCCTAAAAAACAAGAAAGTAAATATTATTTAGGGAATCAAAATCTACCTACCGCTGACGCTACCTTTGACTATGAAGCGCATCCAGAATGGGTACAAGATATAGCTAAAAGTAGAAAAAACATTCTGTATTTTGCTGAAAATTTCTTTTTTATTACAAATCTCGATGAAGGTAAAATGAAAATTAAACTTCATAGTTATCAAAAAAGAATTTTAAGAAGTTTAAGAGATAATAGATTTGTTTGTCTACTTGCCTCTAGACAGGTTGGTAAAACAACATTAATGACAATATATGCATTATGGATTGCTTGTTTTTTTGAAGACCAACGTATATTAGTTGTAGCTAATAAAGAGCAAACAGCTATTAACATTTTTAAGAGAATTAGATTAGCTTACGAGAAATTACCGAACTATCTTAAGCCAGGAACTGTAGAATACGGGAAAACATCAATGTCACTAGGTAACGGTTCAAGTATTGGTATTTCGACGACAAGTAGTGATGCAGGTAGAGGTGATAGCTGCAATGTTTTAATTTTAGACGAATTGGCATTTATTGATAATCATCTTGTAGAGCAATTTTGGAGCTCTGTTTATCCAATTATATCGTCGTCTAAAAAATCTAAAATATTTGTTGCTTCAACACCAAACGGTACCGGTAATTTATTCCATGAATTATACTCCGGAGCTATAGAGAGGAAAAACGATTGGCATGCTGAAAAAGTCGATTGGTGGGAATTTCCGGGCCGTGATGAAGCTTGGAAAGAAAATACAATTAAAACTTTAGGTAGCAAGGAAGTTTTTGATCAAGAATTTGGAAACGTTTTCTTACAAACCGGTGAAAGCGCGATTGATGAAAAATTATTTGAAGAGATGAAAACAGACTGCACTGAACCTCAGTATGTTTATGACGAAGGAAAATATTTGTTATGGGAAGAGCCAAAAGAAGAAAAAATTTACGTTGCCGGTGTCGATATAAGTGAAGGTGTAAACGAAGCTGCAAGCGTTATACAAATTTTAGATTTAACAGATTTACGAGAAATAAAACAAGTCGCGGTATATCATAATAGAAATATCAGCCCGTATAACTTCACTACAAAGCTTTTTGAAATATTACAACACTGGGGCTCACCATTAGCAATGATAGAGAGAAATAATTGTGGTGCACAAGTTGTAGATCAGCTTAAAAATACCCATGGTTACGAAAATATTGTTACCTATGGTGTAAAGACTAGCAACAATACATTTACAAAAATAGGCGTGCAAGCACACACGAATACGAAATATAAAGGTGTTATGAATCTACGTTATTGGATGAATGAATTACGAGTTTTAAAAATTAGAGATTTAAAAACATTAAATGAACTTAAATCTTTTGTAAGATATCCCAACGGTACATGGGCTGCCAAACCTGGTGCTGATAACTGGGATGATAGAGTAATGAGTTTACTGTGGGGACTCATGATACTAGAAAATGATTTGGTAGAAAAATATTTTGAAGTTGCAGATTACGATACTAATAAAAAGCCTTTAAGAATAAAAACGCTCGATTACGGTGTTAAAAACTTTTTGAATCCTGCGTCAATGTATAGTAATGAAAAAGATGGCAGCACTACTATGCCTCTACCAATATTAATTCCTAGTACACAGAGTGATGATTTTAATGATATAAAAGATTTAGAATCACAAGGCTGGACAAAACTTTATTAATAAATATTTTTATGGCAAATCTTGAGCCCTACGTACAGAGTCCGTTTAATAAAGCACGGAAAGATAAATTTTTACTCTCTTTAAATTTTCCAGAAGCCATTAAAAAAATTTCTAATAAGTTAGACAGATCAAACCGCGCTGTTATACCCGACGCATTGCAATTCTCTGTATACGGTGCTGTTGTACCTGATATAGAAATAGCAGCAGTAAATGTAAGATATTCGGGTCAAACCTATGTAACATCAAGTCATGTACGTGAACCTTATCCACCGGTAACAGTTAACTTTACTGTTGACAACAGATATAACAACTATTGGGTAATATATAAATGGTTGAGTATAATAAATGACCCGAAAACAAATGTATATGATTTTGATAATTTAACAGAATCAAAGAAAAATATTAGTGGAGGGCGAAATTTAGAACTCTATAAAGCTAATCTTTCTATTTTTGCATTAGATGAATATGATAAGAGGACAGTAGAATTTTTATATACAGAAGCGTTTCCTACGGCTTTAGGAGGTATTTCGTTTAACCATAGGGATGCTAGTGAAATTGAAACAAACTTTACATTTTCTTACTCACAACTATTAATTTCTTTAGTAGAACATGTAGATAGTTTGTAAAAAGTTAAAAAGTTTTATCTTTTGAAACATAAATACTTTATATGGCACGCACAATTCAAAGTCCTGGAGTACAAGTAAATGAGTTTGATTTATCGCTAAGAAATGCAACGAACCCGACAACAACAGTATTTATACCTGGATTTGCTGCAAAAGGACCTACATCAGAGCCTATTAGCATTACATCTGTTTCCGAGTTTGAACAAATCTATGGTGTACCAACAAATGCTGCCGAAAGATATTTTTATTACTCTGTAAAAGCTTGCTTACAATCTACAGCTAGTCCTCTTGTATACAGACTTCCATATGGTGTAGGTTCTGGTATAGATTCGAGTTCAGAATTTAGTGCTTTGGTTTATCCAGTTATTGGTTACAGTAACGGTGACCTTACAACAGACTTGACATTAGCCGAAGCGACATATATGTTCGGTGCGCCGACACATTTAAAATTAACCCAAACTGAATATTATTCAATTTTGAAAGGCGATGCTTTTGAATGGAGCGCTGATTCTTCCGGTGCTTTAACTTTTCCTAATATTGCCTCTTTAGGTAATGCAGGTTTAGTCGTATTAAATAAAAATAATTCTACAGTAAATACAAAATTTGAAGGTATATATGTTGGTATTATCGATAATACAAACTTAAATCCTGCAACACCATACAACGACATTAATGCAGTATATAGTATTAATGATACAACAACTTCAATTGGTCCAGATCAATTTATAAGCATACCTGATGTACGGTTAAACTTTACTCTTTCTGCTGATTCAGCCGGGTTACAAGGTGGAAGCATTTCAGAAATATTAGAAAATATACCTACATTTGATATTAGCTCACATCAATATGATGATACTATTACCATCGGCGTTTTCAAATTACGTCAATCTGTATTTTCACCTGATACAATTGCGTTAGACTTTGTTCTGCAAGAAAGCTATGTCGGGTCTTTTGATGCTAATAGACAAATTAATAGCACTAACGGTGGACCTGCCGTAAGCTTTTCAATTGAGACTATCGATCAAAATTCAACAAATATTGCAGTACTTGTTAACCCTAATATTTCAAAGAGAGGGCAAGGCAGTACTTGGTTAAATACAAACGGAATTCCGAAAAAGAAAATTCGTTTTCTTAGTGAACAGCTAAAGAATAAGCTACCCGGCGAAAGCGATGGAGATTACGAAACACGTGTTGGTGTACCACAAGCTACTATACAAGCTGTAAGTTATAATTACGGATATGGTACGACAAACGCACTTTATGCTCTCGGAGATTATACAAACGAAGATTTATCAACAAAAATTATTGGTAATGTACCAGCAAAACTTAAGCTCGCTTGTGATAAATTAGTAAATGTTGATATTTATCCTCTAACACTAACTGTAGAAGCTGGATTAGGTACTGTATATGCTAATTCATTTAACCCATCAACTGCAGGTTACTTTGATGATACTGTACCGTATGATGCCCTTTATGATTCATTAGCAGTACAAAACCCACCTACAGTATCAACTGCTGTAGCAAATTACCGTGCTGTTGCGAGTGTATTTCTCGATTTAACAAAAGCTCGTAAAGACCATCTCTTTATTGCTGATGCACTTTCAAACATCTTTATCCAAGGTGCAAATGTTAAAACCCTAGAAATACCAGGTACATTATTCTCTACAAACATTTATTGGCCGTTAAAAAATCAGTTTTCAGGTATTGATACAAGCTATGCTTGTGTTTTTGCAAACCTTGCAAAAGTAGCTGATATTGCAACAAATCAACAAGTTTGGGTACCTTTCTCAGGATATGCTGCAGCTGCCATGGCTAATACGGATAACAATTTTCAACCTTGGTATGCTCCCGCAGGATTTACACGCGGTATAATTACAGGCATTAATGATATTGCACTCTACACGAAGCAATCACAGCGTGATTCGCTATATCGTATAAATATTAATCCTGTTGCATTTTTCCCCGGTGAAGGATTTGTAATATATGGGCAAAAAACGCTACAAAGCAAACCTAGCGCTTTTGACCGTATAAATGTACGTAGATTGTTCTTGAATCTAGAAACCGCTACAAGAGATACAGTTAAATACTTCATATTTGAGCCTAACACTCTCTACACCCGTACGCAAATTATAAACAGCTTAACACCTATTTTTGATAATGCTAAGAATACACAAGGTATATATGATTATCTTTTAATTTGTGACGAGCGTAATAACCCTGCGAGCGTAATTGATGATAATACCATTGTTGTTGATGTTTATATTAAGCCGGTAAGAGCTGCAGAATACATTCTCTGTAACTTCTATTGCACAAAAACAGGTACAAGCTTCCAGGAGATTGTAACATAAACACTAAATAATAATATGGCAGACGTAAACCAACTTATAACAGATTTTTACAGGGTTGCTTCATCTCGCGAGTTTGCGC